GCAGGCAGCTGGGTAGTAGTAGTTATTGCCATGTATGCCTCATTACTACATTGATTGATACTGTTACTACATCTGGGCCTACTTCGTTAAAACTTCGAAGGCCGCGGCTCGACGAACGCCAAGAAACGCCGAAGGTTTGGCACGGTGAACGCCAAGAAACACCGTAGATCGATAAGCTAGAATGGTGCGAGCGACACACCGAAGTTACGCTCACACTCATTCTAGACCAAAACGAAAGGAAAGTTCAATAGTAGTATAATTTGCGAAATATTTACGAAATTTATCCACCTCGAATTATAGCTTCCATCTCTTCGCGCTCCCGCTTCATATCAGCATCAGACATACGTTGATAATCATAGGCGCTTGCTTGAGTTAATGGACTTGCTACGGCCGGACGGGGCTTTTTAGCATTAGCTTCTATCTTTTGCTTGATAGGCTCATAGTCCACTTCAGGCGCATCAAGACCAAGCTTCTTTATGATTTTATAGGTAGCCTGCGCTTTTGTTGCAATGTCAGGATTCGTCGCCAAGGATGCCGCGATTTCCGGGTGCTCTTGTCTGAGCTTGGCGATATTGTCTTTGGACAAGACGCTGGAGAAGTCTGCATATTGATTTTGCAATTGCGTGGTGACCATTTGTTCATAGAGTGCTTGTTGAGTTTGAGCGAGCTGCTGCTGGGATTCGCGCAACCTGCGATCAATATAATTGCGGGACACGAAATCATTATCTTCAGGCTCAGGCTCCGTATACTTTGGCTGCTGAGGCATTTGGGGCTGGGCTTGGTTAACCTTTGCCAGAATTTCATAGAGTTGTTCCTTCTCACGTTCGGATCGTTCTAGAGACTCACGTAATTTTCTGAAATGGCCGCTTTCTTTTTGTGCGGCGGGTGTTTGTACTGGAGCTGCCGATTCCGTTGCTTGTATTGGATCTTCGTTCGTGTTTTCAGATGCTTCGACTGGCTGTTCAGTTTGTTCTACAATTTCCTCAGGTTGTTCGGCTTCGCCGGGTCCTGCAAGGCGCTCAGCGGTTATATTTGCGATACGCTCAGTTAATTCTTTGCTTTCATTCATACTGATTCCTTTAAGCTACTAAAATGATCCCTGTCTTATTTTCTGGTTCGTTGTTCAACTTGCGGCATTGATTATCGAGACCACCGGAACGAAACTCTAAGATAAAGTTGAGTAGATCTCGTTCTTCTGGCGGTACTTGCAATGCGTTATAGCAGTAAAACTGACAGGTATCGGGATCGGGCACTACCCACAGAAACTCAAGCTTTTCAGGCTCGCGTTGGTAGCGATAGACTATTTGACTATAGGTGGGAGTAGGGCAACTTTGCCGATGAAACCATATATTATGGAACAATTCATCAAAGAGACGTTCCTTTTTAAGTAGGCATACGACATAAAAGTCTCCCGTACGAGTTTTTCTGCCCTCTTCAATGGTGGAAATGAGCTTATCTTCATAGTCTTTATTGGATTCTCGCACTAATTCTTCCACCCCTATGGTGCCGGGATGGTCTTTCTGTGCGTTTTCATAGATCAATCGCCCTAACGTTTTGGTTCGTTCGGCTGATTTAATAGAGAGATGCTTCAGTCTCTCTGACTTTTCCGCTTTCATTTGTACTTTCCTATCGGTTTTGGCGTGTGAGAATTATTTTCCTTTCTTCTTTGCTACATGACTTTTTAATGCGGCACGTGCTCGCTTGCCTGCGCTGAATTTAGTGTAAGCCTTTTTGGCAGTTACCTTTTGTATGCGTTCTTTGCTTGCGCCTTCACGCTTCTTTTTAGCTTTGCCTTCTTTGATGGCGAGGATAATTGCTATACGCTGAGCATCCGAGCCTTCTCCCGCACCCGCATATTTGCCTTTAGCCTTTTCAATGCGTTCCCTTTCCGCTTTATTTTTAGCTTTCATAGCTTCGAATTTAGGGACCTTTTCGCGCACGAATTGCTTAGTTTTAGCTACTTTCTTCTTAGCCATACTACTTCCTTTTTTTGCTCGCTTTGCGTGCCTCAGACAAACCAATGGCAATCGCTTGAGCTTTGCTGGTTACCTTTGGGCCAGTTTTAGATCCAGAGTGAAGCTTGTTTTCAGAATACTCTTTCATTACGCGCTCAATTTTCTTTTTGCCCTTGCTTTTTGGCTTATCGCTTTTTCTATTGGCCATGATAAATCCTCTATTCGTTTTTTTATTGTGTATAAACTAATATTATATTCATTTGCCCACTGGGTAATGGTTTTAGTTTCACCAAAAGCTGTTAAGAGATAATTATTTCTTTTATTGTTTGCCTGCTGTTTATATGATGCCCACCGACAATTTTGCTTGTTATAGTCACCATTAACATCAATCCGATCAATAGTCATGCCCTGTGGAGCACTACCCATATCATGAAGAAAAGTATTGAAGTCGCGCCATTCGGTACAAACTTTAATTCCTCTACCACCGTAATTATCAAATCCAATATTCTTACTGTCATAACAACGGCTAAGCATGCCCTTCCATGATCTATATTCTTTAAAATAAGAAAGATTTCCACGGGTGCTCGTTATACATCCACATGATTTAGTTTTTCCAGTCCTAAGTCTGTTTCCCGAAATAATACATTTATTCCCACAATCGCATATGCAATTCCAGAATGCCCCTTTATTCATTTTGCCTAACGATACAACCATTAATCTTCCAAATTTTTGACCACTGATATCGATCGGTTTCCTGGGTGGCATATTATCAAGATGACATCCTTTACACTTTGATGATGTAGAATCACTTCTGACAATTCTTTGTTGCTTACAAATTGTACATATAGTTATTTTGGTTGTTCGTATTTTCATATAGATCCTTTTTGAAGTTATCCATATAAAATACTACATTACTTATACAATTACCAACCATCGTAATTAACACATTTTCCCTTTTGGATAGGCCTTAGGCGCTTCTTTCTTTTTACTCTTGTGCTTCTTTTCTTTGTCATGCTTCTTGTGCATTTTTTCTGCTTTTTCTTTTGCCATTATAATCCTTCTGAGAGAGGGTGGCTGCCAAACTCTATGCTAAACAACCACCCTCAGAGTAAATGAAACTCAAACTAGCATGTTTTACAGCTATCTTGGGTGGGTTTCATACACATTACATCACAGTCGCACTTTACCGTAACAGGAACGCATGGGATGCATTGTCCGGTTGGGGTGCAATTTAATGAAGACAAGTAATGAATCTCAAATCCGCTTTCACCTAAGAATGAACCATTACCTTGTAATGAGACTGTACCAACATATGGTTGTAGACCAGTTACTTGATCAAGAGCCAATACATCATATTTCATGGTTAGTACATCACCAGCATTAAGCAATAACAGAGAGCCAAGGTTGGCATTCTGTATACCACTAAATGAGAGATATGAAGATTGGTACTGACGCAATACATTAGTGTTGCTCAGTATTGTCAGCAAGCCAATAGGCACACCAACAATAGTAGAAGCACCAGCCAAAGAGTCACTACGTATATAAAAACTCGATGCATAATAACCACTAACCGGAACGGTATAACTGAATGGTCCTGTTGCTACATTGCCATTAGGGTCATCCAATACAACATCCCAATCTATAGGCGAACCAAGCGTATAAGCAGTGTTGGCCGATAGGGTTACGGCTGCACGGTATTTAACACAGGTGGTATTGTTCACTGCAGTTAAATTTTGCACACACAAGTTGTTGATATTGGCATTAACAGCACACAATTGATTGACCGTTTCTGATTCTGCACTCAAATGAGTAGTAGAAAGACTGGTTATGCAACCATCTTTTGCCACTAACCTCTCAGCGCAAATACAGTCGACCTTCTCTTTTTTGGCACAGAGTCTGTCAACCTTGAGAGTGGTACACATGTCATGACAATCCATAAGGACTCCTTAAACGAAACGATACAGAACATTTACTGGAAAAGTCCTCATCTACCACTGAAATAGATTTAGTATCTGCTCTTCGGTCTATTGCCCGCAGTTTTATTGCGATCATGCAGCTTTTGTCGTTCGATAGCTTGTGGCGTGTCTTCATATTGATTCATTGGGCTGCCCATATCATGAGACATGTCTTCAATGATCACTTCTTGGGGGATATTAGCATGCGCTGAGTAATCATTTTTGATTCTTGATTCTCCAGTGCTTGCTATGTATTGATGATTGTCTTCTTTGTAAGAAGAACCTTTGCTTCTTGCCATTGTCTGGCTCCTTTAGTTAAGTAGTACTACTGTTCTCTTTAATTGGTTGCGCGATCTCTTCGTGCGGTGACTGAGATTCGCCCGCCTCAAATCGCTTATACATATGCATCAACGATATAAACTTCTCAAAGTTAGCGTAGTCTATTGATTCAAGCTCCTTCATTGCTTTAGCTATAGTCAGTACAGCTTGCTCGTTGGTTAACTTAGCTTGTGCCTGATCTTGTACCGCCTTCGCATTACGTTCAACAGCAAGCTGCTCATTTTCCTGTACGCGAGACATACGTTCCACGCCCAATCCTTCATCAGCGGTAGCTTTAGCATTAATTCCACGCAGCTGCGCTTGTGCCTGTTGCATCTGAATTTCCATCTGCTGTTGCTGCATTTGCGCCGCTTGCTGCTTTTGCTCTTGCATACGCTTGATAATGCGATCCTTGTTTTGCATGGTTGCCATATCGAGTAGATCTTCATCAGTGATCTGTACACCCATTTGACGCAACTCGAGCGCTTGGGCAAACTGCATCTGCTTTTGGGTCGTGGTATTAAAGCCATCTTCGATAGCGATATCGTAGCGACCGAATACTTGATTATGGAACTCTTGCGTTGGCTCTTCTTGGATAATCTTTCGAATCTTTTCAGGGCTATAGTTCACTTGGATAGCGCGCATGAGCACCCGGCCTAAGATTTTTTGGGCTAGGTCCAATTTATCAAAGAGCGGTTTTAAGGTACGAAGTCCTGCGCCCTGTTTAAGCATCGAGCGTATGCCCGGGATATCATCTTCACCAGAGCCCAAAAGCTCCTCGTTTACACCCGTAATCAAACGCACATCGTTCTTTAAATTATCTGATAGCTGAAAGAATGAGGGGTCTATAGACCCCGGTCTAATTTGCTGCACATCAGTCATCTGTGCATCGTGCCTGATAGCCAGACCCTTACCTTGTCCTTGCAGCTGATAGATGTCTAATGGATTGACTAATGCGTTTTCTTTGTAAATCCACCCGGTAGTTATTTGACTTTCTGCAATATCGAGCTCTATCACTTTACGGCGATTATAGAGCCATTGGGCATCGCGAGCACCCCGCACCATGCCGCATACCCGCCACTGCCAATACATATTTTGCGGATTGAAGTAGGCAAAAACAGGGATCATAGGATAATCGTCGGTCCCGAGGGGACTAGCCCCATCAAAGATAACCTTGCCATTAACGAGCGTTGCTAAGCGGACGGTCGGTACCATAGTCTCACGAATAGTAAGCTGCGGGAATTGCTTAACAAAGTCCTTCATATCTTTGTCAGAGCCATTCTTCCATTCATAGGATAAGTTAGTCTTAGTATCGATGAGTAATTTTTGTTTACGGTAGGCACGGTAATAGAATTCATCATAGGCTAACAAGTAAGCTCTATCATAGCGATACGTCTGCGGCATGTACTGAAAGCGACCATCATCAGCACCGCGATTATGGACTGAGTTGATCAGTTCCTCTTTGTCGGGATACATGCTAATAAGCTCGCTACGGGTGACAAATGAGCGAGTTAGGATACCATCTGCATCGGACATATCGGGATTCTTAAAGTAGGTATCCATGAGGATGCTGTTATAGTGCCGATAATCGACCTTTAAATCGCCGTTAATCGGATCGTTACGATAATCGATCCAGACGTGCATCATGCCCATGCCGGTTACTAAGGCACCATGAAAGGCAGTCGATATAGTATCCGATAGAGATATATCTCTGTCCAGCCATGAGAGCACCTTGGTGATCTGATCTGCGGTTATTTGGTCTGCATTTTCAACGGGTATTGCGATAATAGATTTGCGGTTATCCCGCTGAAATCCTTCTACAACGTTGACTACAGGTCGGGTGATATTAAAACTAAATTGTCGTCTACGATTGACAGGTATATTAAAGGCGTCAAAGAAATAATCAAAATCACCCACTTCGGTGCGCGTATCTAAGTCAGCTTCTTGCCACCATGACTGATTGCCATCGATGTTACGCTGATAGAACGCGTCTACCATGTGCTGCATGTTCAGATCGCCTGTATCAAACATGCCACCAGGGGCCTTCGTATAAAAGTCCATGCCCACTCTCGCTTTTCTGTATGACGTCATGGCTTCAAACATGACGGTTGCTTCTTACCGTGCCCTTCGAAGCTCTTCGGAGCGAAGTAGGGCTAATCGGGAGTATAGCACAAAGATAATAGTTCACGTAAAGGAAGCCTGATAATTTGCTATAACATTTACATTGCCCCTTTTTAAACCTAATATATTAAAATAAGTAAACATCAAAACAAAAGGGCAAGATGATGAATTCTACATTCGCTTATATAGTTCATACAGAAAGAATGAAACGGGGATTAACCGTAAAGGAATTAATCAGCCGCATAGGGGGAAAAATATCCCCAGCCTATATTAATAAGATAGAGAGATACGAAGAAATACCAAAACCTGAACTTATAATTAAACTGGCAGAAATATTAGACTTAGACCATGTTAGTCTATTGCTTGTAGCCCAATTAGAAAAAGTTAGTCAATACAGGATTAAAATAGAAAAGAGATATGAAGCTGCTCTAAAATGTAGAGATACAAAATATCCAAAGGAACGTAACCTTCCAATCTACAAACACTTATAATAAAAGAAAAACCCCAGAAAAATGCTAACACAGTTCTGGGGAAAAAAGGAGGAAAATGAATCAGATCAATGCTAGTACATTAATAGTTGGGTTGTAAAGGTCATCTTTCATACCTATCTACGTCTATTGAGGCTCCATACATCTCTTCAGCTTCGCTATTTCTTTCCTGGGTAAACAACATAACCAGTGGCTTCTGGCCTTTATGATATTCAAGCCAATACCAGAAGCGTTCGCGTACTACGTTGGACATATACCATTGCATAGGCGTTAGGTTCATTTCTTGTCGATATTGTTCTACATACTCGTATAAAGAATTCATCGGAGGTTCTTTGCATTCCATTGCTACTCAATTCATTTATTTTTCACTAAATTTATTAAGCCATTCGATCGCTTCTTGTCTGTCTTTCAATGCATTGCGCCATTGGACCATGTCAATAACACATGAAAATTCTCTGCCATTACGCCATTGATCGTTGTCATCCATAAGACAGAAAATCTTGGCGAATGCATTGAGACTGACGAATTTTTTTATAAAGTTTTCATTCATTCGACGTCTTCTTGCTCATCAATCTCGCCCAGAAAATAGGTCTGGCCTTCATACACATACACGACATTGATTTGCGTTCTACCGTTTGGCAAATAGCGGATTATTGGTACGCGTTTGCCTTCATGTTTTATTTGCTGATACATTTTCGATTCAGTAGTCATAGTATTCCTTTCGCTACACAGTATAAAACCCCGCCCAAAAAAGTAAAAGGCGGGGTATAGTATATGCATATCCCGGAGGAGGATATGTAGTATGGAGTATGAACCTTATTAGTCATACTACGCTGTTAGCGACAGGTCAACAGTCGATATAAAATAGCGGCAGAGATTGCTGTATTTATAATGGTTAGGGCCGCATAAAATCTGACTACACCAAGAGCATGTTCAAATATATGAGCCAGATCACTATAGCCGCTTCTTATGGCGTCTGTAGTCCCCGTTAGATTTGTACTGATAGTTTTGTTACTGTCTCTCACGAGGTCATGGAGTTTATTATAATGCTGGTCGGCAAGTTTATCGGAGATATCATGCATCTTAGTTGATTCAGCGCTACGCTTTATGAGCGCATCCTTAATATCCTTTGAATGTTGATCAATCTGATTTTGCACCCCTATCAATTTCTGCATCATATCAGCGTAATGCTCATCGTTCTTGGCAGCCTCTATAGTTATGCGCTGCGTGATATAATCGTTGAGCTTGAGAATTTGCTCATCAAGCTGCGCTTGGGCATTCTTTTTTTTATTTTCCATGACTTTGCCTTTCGTTTTGGGGTTTCATTATACTATTAACGCCTTGAAGATGCGATAATACCTGCATTTGCATGTGACGCATATCGGACTGATGCAGTCTCAGATTTAACTTGCTTGAGCACCCGTACTATTTCTTCAAGATAATTTAAAATTGCTTCGTTTTGCCGCTGCTCGATACTCATATCATTATAGTTCAATACGGGCCTGCTTTCTTTAAGTTGCTTTTCATGATTATGCTCCCATTTTGCTTCCTGCATACTTTGGTATATAACCAATATAATAAATAACACAAAACCAATAAGGCCAAGTACTGTCCATATTTTCATATCAACTCCCCTCCTAATATCTATAGTTATTTTCTTGGAAAAAACGGGGTAGCCCACCCTTAGGCCCATTCATTACTTGCTCATAGCGCCGATCGAGCTCTTCTGCGGTGAGTCCATCCTGTAGCCTGTTGAGCGTCAAGCAAAGGTATCTCATGGCATCCGCCGCGTGTGAAGTATGGTCGTGTAGGGGATGATTTGAATATACTTTCCTTTTTTCATCATACTCTTGGCGATAGTTCTCTAAGTGTTTTATGAATGTCTTACAATTTATTTCATCTATAGACACACGTGGCAATACGGTCCGCACGGCCTCTATGCCATCCATTATAGATATATTGGGAGCGACGATAAAGTTTATGCCGAGGGCTCTACCTTTTTCAAGGCGGGTCATACCTGTGCCAAATTCCTTTACGTTAATATCATGGGGCGCTACGTGCTTGCCATACTGATAGGGCTTCGATTCAAGCACGCGTATGTAATGTTCAAGGCCTTCTTTAGATTTCTCGTAGTAATCGATGATGTTTACGGCATTGCCATGCATCTGAAAGAAGATAATAGCGGTAGAATCTCTGACACCCAAGTCCCATGCGGTATGCACCTTGCGGCCTGGATCCCAGAGCACCTTGCCGATACGCTCTTCAAGCTCCATGCGTTGCATATACTGAGCATAGTATGCGCCTTCCACTCCTAAGGTAAACGAGCAGTACCATTCCTGCTGGATCATATCCTCAGATACGGTCTTGCGCTCCTCATCGATAAACTCTTGTGATACGTGCTGCGTCTCATTCAGCGTAAGCAGTAGCACAAACCACTTAGGATTCTGTAGGGCCATTTGATAGAGATCCCAGAAATGGTTTTTGCCAAAGGGTGTGCTTATAAATACTGCCCAGCCATTGTTAGCGGCCAGTATAGGAGATATAACATCAGTAAACACCCGCGAATCTTGCCGTGAGTACTCGGAGAATATAACACCTTGGGGATTAGTACCACGCAACGAATCGTAGTCTGTAGACCCAACCAATTGCAAAATAGACCCGTTCTTGAAGGTGATCTTCATTTCCTGCTGGTTGGTCTTATAGATAAGTTCTTTGGGAATGAAGTCCAAAAAGCGTAAGCCGTCTGAGGTAATACCATCCCATATGGCTTTCTTGGCTTGCTTGTATGAAGGATACACGTAGTAAATGAGACAGCGCTTGCGCAGACATTCTCTGATGGCTAGGTTCAGCGATGCAACGTCTTTGCCAGCACGGCGTGGCAGTATTGCAATCATGCGCCGATAGCCACGATTTTCTACCGCATCAAGCACAGGAGTCTGGTAGATTCGGGGCTTGAATATGTCTAGAACGATTTCATTGGACTTCTTTACCACTATTTCTTCTTTTATATCCAATTAATCTTCCCCATCATCACAATAACTGCCAAGTATCATAAAAACCTCACGCTTAGCTTGATCCCGAGTATAAGAATTACCAGAAAAATCTCCGTTTTTTTCAAAAGAAGAAACTATATCGCATAAATAACAATCATTACACTCTATAGGTTGTTTCTCGGTACTTTCATTGGGCTTCTTTACTACTTCTACTTCACTCATTTACCTGACTTTCTCCCCTTTTTAACATTAACTTGCATTGAAGCTGGCTTTAAACCACTGTAGCGCTTGAAGGGAGACTTGGCGTTTTTAGGACCCTCATACTGCCTCTTCTGGACTGGCACGCCTTGTTCTTCCAAGCATTCATCACAACAAGGACAACACCACCCAATACCATCATCACTATCAAGATGACATCCCGATGGACTGCATCCTCCACAATCAGCGCAATTGCACCAAGTTACCTTCTTTACTACTTCTGCTTCATTCATCACATATCCATTAAATATCGTTTCATCTGATTGTATTCATACAAAATAACATAGAGTCTATCTACTATATGCAGTGGCAGATGCTGATACATGCTCATAAAATGGAGTATATGCTGCTCCTTTTCATAGATCTGTATAATAAGCTCGGCAAAAACATCGTTTATCTGTGTAGGCGTTTCGTTTTTAAAGTCACTGAAAAAGGTACGTATGCTGTCATAGTTATCCTGGATAAAATATAAGCGCGCTATATCTTCTGTGTCATAGACCGAAAAGTACCCAGCTGGCGTATCATCCATAGCGCCGAGATTAAACAGAACTAACAATAAAAGACACAATTGCTTTTTCATACGCCATTCACTTTTCTCCAAAGCTCACCGGGCTCGCCATAGCGCTCTTCTAAGCTACGACTCTCCTCAGCCTCAAAGTCTATGTCTTCGCTGCCGCAGAGCTCTTTGGTCATAAGACTTATACAGGGAGAGCAATAGAAGTTGTGATCGCCATAAAAGGCATAGAAATTTGAAGTGAAACCTTTCTGTCCACAAAAACATCCGGCACTACCATCTTCTATAGATCTTCTTGATCTCTCTATGGTCGCGTGCCATTTTTCTTTTTGACTATCAGTCATCATATAAATCCTTCAGTTCTGGCATTAACTCAAAGAGCGGTATCAGTTTAAGCTCCAATGTTCTTTTGCTAAAGAGGCCTACGCAGAAAATCCTTTCATCATCCCATTCAATATTATCTCGTCTGAAAGATACCGCCTTTGACAATTGAATGAACCCAGTAATATAGCCCTCATCAAATCTCTCAATCTTCTTTTTGATAGCGTCGAGTATGTGTGGACAAAGATCTTGCCAGACAAACTCGTTCCTTACGATCATAGCATCACGATTTATGATTACTTTTTTTATATCCATATCCATTCAATCGTAAAAATTTTCTTTGACGTACCCATCAAGCGTTTCGTCTATTTTGCTTACATCATCTATAAGGAGTTCATAACACTTATGGATTCTGTCCGTTTTGTCATACAATAGCTTTAGTTGTCTGAGCGCTTCAAGGCGCAGCTCAAGAGCCTTTAAATAATCATTCATCATATAAATCGTTTACCCATCGTTTTAATCTCGAAATAGGCGGGGGAACTTTCCCCCCAAAGTACCATATCGATAATGATTTACTACTTGCCGATCATACTTAATGTAATACAAAAAGCACATGATGCTCACTAACGATACCGCACTGGAAAAGCATGAGCCTATGATGCTAATCCAGTCGCGGACATCATTCCACATCATCACTGATCTGGTTTCTTTATTTAAAGCCTCCAAAATTGGCACACGCTGCACGTTTTCATCGATACCAATACGGTAGGCTGCCTTAAGCACTCGGCGCCAGCTGTAGCCCATATTGTACGCTTCGGACTTGATATGATTAAATGCTTTGCCATGCAGATAATCTCGGATCGAATCGCTTGAGCAGCCTGGATTATTACGTTCATATTCGGCCAACAAGCTATACGTAAGGGCCGCGTAGATCGCCACCGATTTATACACGGGGACCGTAGCAGAGATAGATCCAATAGAGACACATAAAAATAACAGCAATCGCTTCCCAAGATACTGCATACGAGATCTCCTTTTTTGACTACCGTCTAGGTAGCCTTGACATAACTTACTTCTTATTGGTCATAACCGATCGTACATCGGATCAACTAACGGCCCCTCATTCTCTTCCTCATCGAGCCAAGAAGTCCTAGAGTGATTTACTTCTTGTATTAAGACCTCACAGCCATCCCCTGATTGCTTATACCATTGACCGTCGTGGAATCTCAACAAAGACAGACATCCGAGATGCGCGAGGCCATAATAAAGCCCATTCCTTAACGGCTTGTCATAAAGTTTTCGTAGTTTCATTTCTTTACCTGCTTAAGCCTCCACAAAGAGTGCGCATTCCACACCGATCGTATGAATACATTCATATCCATGAGCAACTCATCGCTTAGGCGCCCCGCGGGTAATTCAGCAAGCCGACCGAGTGCCTCATCAAGTAGATTATCGGGATTGCCATTCTTTAAGCGCCTTACGGCATCTTTCATAGCTTGATGCGTTATATCTGAATTACTTGTCATCGTTATTCTCTTGCGCTTGTTTAATAGCTTCCCATGAACGCATAAAGTTTATATCTCTTTCCTCTGGCGTATATTCTCCCCACCCATTCTTCCGATATATCTCTCTACATTCTTTCATGTATCCATCATTCATTTCATAAAGGTAATCAAGCATAAGTCTCATAATATCGCCAGAACCATGAGACATCCTACCTTTGGCAAATGCATAAAAAGTATACGGAAATCTCCGCGCAATGCAGTCTTCGGCCTCGCCGCACCCCACACAAGAAAGCGAGGCCTTTTCCGTGTCTTCTATGTTTTTTTCATACTGCTGGTAAAGCGCAATCATTTCGAAATCAATCTTTTTTTGCGTCATCACTACCTTTCGGCTTATTAAAATACTTCTCCATAGACGAATCAGTGCGCATCTCATGCATCACGATAAACTTCACGCCACCCGCATCGTCTAGATCATCTTTCTTAGCTAGCTTGGCAGCAAACTCCATCGCTTGCTTATATTCTTCCCCAAACTGATATTGTCGCTTCCAGACTCCACCCGTGTCATATTTGCGGGTTATGCTTCCTTCCTCACGTCGTTCACCCAAAGCAGCAAGAGCATAGTTGTACGCCATATTAAGTCGTGGGCACAGTTCCTTCCAACGTTGCATACAGTCTTTAGGGATCTTCGTTATGCGATAGAATTTATTGATAGTCAGAGAGTCATCAAAGTCGGCATACTCCACCAGCTTTTCTGCGACCATCTCCAGATAAGCCATGGTTACTGGCCTAGGTTGCATCTCTTTCAAACAGAAATATTCATCTAAAACATAAGGACCGTTAGTTTCTACTTTTATTTCAGATGCTGTAGGATTAGATTTTTGTACTTTTTTTCTTGCCATAGTTACTCCCGCTTTCTGTGGAGTCTAGACCGCGCGGGGACTAGAGTCAAGACTTTGCTCTCCTACTACCCGCTCTGCTTGCGAGTCAATAACCTCAAGTACATATTTCAAACCATTCCAGAAAGTCTGATCACTGTAGAGCGGATGCGTAGCACCTTGTCCCATCAGAGCACCTATACCGGCCATTACAGTTTGGGCGCTTAAACTATTTCCCAATAAATCATGGGATTCAAGCACTCTGTTGACGATCTCTAGTCGTTCATCATCAAGGGGTATATAAACTTCTTCCTCTATCATCGTCTTTGGTAGCGGCACGGTAACGGACGGTTTTTTAAAAGAATCTTGCCAGCTATTATTTGTGACTTTTTGAGGATTACTAAATTCAACTTCTTTGGTCATAATTTGCATAAAAATATTTGGCTTGATTCCCTGCGCTTTTAATTCCTCTGCATGTTTTTTAATACCGTCCCGTTCCGTATCTAGCGATTTTTGAGTAACGGTCGGTTTATAGACATGGCGAGGATTCCATTCAGATGTTGGATGTTGGTAAACCGGCTGAGCTTCTTCATCTTTTTTAGTAGATTTAATAGGTTGAAGGGATGGTACACAGAAAGTAAGTTGCATAACTTCTGGGTATTTTTGCTTGATTGAATCCACCGGACTAAAATCAACCCGGATATTCTTTGCTTTGCAGTAGTCAATGCAGAATGACTTAAACATTGCATACGGATCCCGCATCTTACCAGTCACGGTTTTCATCTTGTTCTGTGCAAACTCAATGGCACTAACCGGAAAACATGCGATATTCTTCTTTCCCCATGCCGTAAGCTGCACACTCGTCACATCACTTTCAATATACTTCAAACTCTCTTGGTACATACGTTCCCTTTTTTTGTTTTTTGAAAAATCCGTCCGTCCGTCCTCACGGGCGCCCGCGTTACTAGGCTTACTAAAGTCCCTTACGGTTACGGAACGGTTATTAAATAAACTACTCTCTAATATAGCATCCACAGTTGCAGTGTGAAATTTTTCTGAGGGAGATAGAAGCATAGAAATTGACAAACCGATAAATACAACTGATTTTCTTAATGATGATAAGAAGTACCCTAGCCATCCTCTAAACTTAAGCTCATCAAATAACGGATGGACCCGGTACTGATTACCATTATAGGAATGATGGATAATAGATATAAGGCCCTTGTTCATTAAACGTTTTACCGCACGGTGGACTGAGTATGCGGCGCATTGAAATTCTTTCGCTAATGACTCATATCCTAGAAAAACAGGACGTGTCGGATTATCAGCACGACATGCCAATATTCTATTTAAAGTTTTCTTCTCTAATTTAGACATATGCTCAAAGGCATGTCGTGCTAAATGCTTAGGTGATACTTCTATCCATCGAGCTTTGCCTTTAAGGGTGATATCAGTGGTAGCGTTATAGCCAGATATGAGCTGCGAGACTGTCGCATTTTTATTTTTATTATCACTTTTAGTGACAGGTGAATAATTTTCTTGAAAAGTGCCGCAATTAAGGGTATTATTGTGCTTAATAATTAATCCTCCGGTTTAACCTTCGGATTGGATTTTTGATTATTTGCGTCATTGAGTCTCCTTTTTTTCTAATCCGTCCTGGGGAGGAATCTAGATTAGATAATTTAAAATTTAATGACCAAAACGTACTAAATTTTATACCTGCGGTCAAGAGTACAATTGCAGGTAAGAATTAGGCCCGGCATAAAAACCCGGGCCATTGTGTTTATAAATTATATGGTTTTGACTCATCCTCGACCATCAAAAGCTGGTACATCCACCAAAATTTACATTGGGGATGCCGCGACATCTCATTAGTAATATAAATCATATCATTTACAGTAAAATTACGATTGTTTCGCATTATTTCTAGGCCAATCTCACCACACGCACAGCAAACCGGTTCTAGTCCTTCTTCAAACTGCGGTTCTATGCTGCAAATAGGATGATCGCAATCCGTATGTTTAGGCTCATTTATTTTTACCATGCTCGATCTAATATTCATATTTCCGTCCTTGATTATACCTTTCTCGCCATAAAACTAGCTGTCAATGCAGCTAGCCATCCACATACAAAATAGATAGGATCGGTATGAGTAATATACTTGCATATCATTATCCCTAAATATATAACTAGAGAGCAAAGGATGATTAATCGTACTTTGGTCATTGATTATCCTTTCCTAATCTCAATCCACTCCACAGCACACACTACCATCGCCCACAAAAACACCAAAAACGCAATCAGGGCTACATCCTCCAGTAGCCATAATAATCGCGCCAAGGCCATTAATAATACGTAATGCCTCCAGGTCATAGTCATCTAATTCATCCTTCTTTTTTCTTCTTCGTCTAACACCCGTAACATAGACATCACGCCAATCAATTTTACTGTCTTAAGAATATCGGCATCTATTTCTTTTTCATTGATAGTGCAACACTCATGCTTAGCCTCCATAAGAGTCTTCATAAATCCTGCCGCAGTCACAAATGAAGTGAGCGCATGGTGGAACATTGTTAATTCCGTTTCATTCAAATCGCCAATATTACCAGCACAAAACAATAGTATCTGTGTATCATATTTCCGCATTGCTTCTTGCGTCTCTTTTAATAACTTATGTATTAAATCAATATTCATAGCTCCGCTACGCGTAGTCATATCACTCCTCTAGTTTATATCCATGCTTAACTACAAAATGAGCAAATGCTCTCACTACCTTCTCGCCGCGTAATTTACCTGCCAATATAAATTCATAATACGGCGTGTATGACAATCCTGTATAGGCTAATACTGCCTTACAATCCAGGTTATCCTCGATCATGATCTTAGATACTAAAAGCCGTATCTTTTGTTGCATTGCAGGATCCAATAAATCCTTTCTGAGCATCGACTCCCTCCTTCACTATGGGTTTATATTCACCCTATATTATATAGGATAAATTAACTTAAGCAATATTTAATTAAAATTAGTTGACTTAAGTATACCATGTGATAATATAAGTATCAGTAAGTGAGTAACCACAAAACACGAGAAGGAAAAAGATGGCAAGAATGAGCAAAGCAGAAAGAGTATACGCGGTACAAGAAGCATATGATGAGATGGTACTCAAAGCTAAACAGGATGCACAGGCAGAGATGGATGTAAAGAAGGAGCAAAAATCCTCCGAGCAAGTCCTCAAAGAATGGGAGGCGGTAAAGGAAGGTGCCGATAACTGGAATGCGATGGAGAAATGGCTACGGAATCAATCCGATTCATTAAAGAAACGCGAGCAAATTAAGACAGAGCTGCAACAAGAAATAGAGAGCTTGTTATGATCCATGAACGCACTATAACAATTACTGATCCTTACATGATATTGGGTGTTATTATAGTAACTATTGGGATACTTATTGCGATTATTATGATGGAAAGAATGAGGAAGCAAGAATGAAAATGGCGATATTAGTAATGGTAGCATCAATGAGTGTAGCAGCAGAGCAAATTAATATTATAGAAATGACCATCAATGACGAAGAAATCTACGCCAATTTATATGCACGATACTTTGACTTATTTGATTTTGATGCAGAAGAAGCATTGCTTCAAGAAGCCATTGATAATGCAACAATGTTTTTTGAGATGGACGAAGAAGAACAATAAAGGATAAATCTATGGAAAATAATAATCTCATTACTACAATTCCTCTTAGCTCAAAAGAATTGAATGAATTATTTTCCGCTCTATCCAATAGAAAGGTATAGGTTATGTTAGAGGCAGGAGTTGAATTTTATACTGCTTTGCTGGGATTTCAAACAGAACTTGGCGCGGTTAGGAAAAACAAAAAAGTAGGCGGAAACTACAGCTGGACATATGGAGACATGGACGCCATCATGATTCACGTCAAAGACCTATTAGAAAAATACAAACTTGCTATATCTCCAACGCGATTTATAGCAGATGGATGCGTATATTTGCGCACTAAAATCATACATAGCCCCACAGCGCAGGGCATAGAAGATGTAGCGCCATTGCCCTCTTACACAGAGACCGAATGGTCAGATCAGGAAATGGGTAAGAACACTACTTATCATCGGCGCTATGCTTTGCAGGTACTGCTTAACCTCACATTCGAAAACGATAGAAGCGATAATGATGAAGGAAGCAAGGGCAAACGGCGACAACCAGGATCGAATACAAGCAACGATTATGCATCGGTTAATACGATGACCCTAGACCAGATAAAAAATCTCGAGCAGGCCATCTCTGGTTTGGGTAATGAGCAATGGATCCGTACTCGCATATTAGAATTTAATGAGGTAGGATCATTTGCAGAGCTGCCACAGTCTAAGTATATGGCAGTATTTAAATTCATAGCAGATAATGGTAAACCGCAGGTAAGCGATAGCAAGGAGTAGCAATGTCGCGTAAATTTAAAGTTGCTACGAGCATAGTAAAAATATCTATCTCTGACATAAAGGAAGCATGGACTGCTATCCTTCCTGAGGTAAAGGGTGCTCGTTCATTAGAAATATCTAATCCCACTCAATATCATTATGAAATTTCAATGGATGGCAAAACAGCTATAGGGATAGTGGAACCTTATAGTGGTAAGATATTTGATACGGAGCTTAATAATATACCATTATTTCAATTGCTCTTTATGCGTAGAGCCATACCAGATAAAAAACGTTCTGATGAATTAATGTTTGTTATGTTTCATGAAATAGAGGAGTAGCAATGCAGCACGATCGAGACCATATACATATTATAAAGCGCATGAGCGCGCCTACAGATTATTGTTACGAGCCTCATGGTACCCAATGGCACATGATAACAGATGATGGTAATGAGATATGCTATGTGCAAATGAGCCTCGATGAATCCAGGCCTTGGTGGGTGCGCTATGGCCTATTGCTCGAATCCTACATGCATCATAAGCTTGAAGATGCAGACTTTATGGCAGATGTGATAAAGAAATTTCCTTCCCGATTCTCCTAGGTTGAAGAATCGCTGCTTACTGCCACAGGACTGTTGATTTAGTCCTGTGGCTTTATTAATCTTCAGACTCGCTGGTATCAGTACCGCTATCTACATAGCTATCTATAAAAAAAGGCATGTCATCATCACAATCAGAGAAGCAATCAGGCGGTATCTTCAACATGCCATATTTCACGCCAGTTAATAGCGTGGCTACTTCATGGTAGTAATCTCCTTGTTTTTCATAGAGTATCTCTACATAAGTGCCAGCCATATAACCCAGCAAAGCACCGATTATCGCTGTCATGACTCGTAATGGAATGAACATACGCACCTCCTTTATAATGTGCCTTAATGTACTAACAAGCGTAATAAAACGCCAAATACAAATGCAACACTAAAGACAATACCGTTCTTTTTAAGCTCAGAGATTATGCTCGGGCTTACTATACTTTGTGCAGCCAATGATCTCGTTTCCATATTATTTCACTTTCGCCTCTAGGGCAGTTACACGTTTCTCTAATCTCTGAATCTCATTCAACAGCATAGGAATCAAGCGTTCATAGTGCACACTAAATGGCTTACCATCCTTATCATTATTGACTAGGTAAGGTATCGTCTGGGCTGCTTGCTCAGCTATAAGACCAAATTGTCTACCATTTGGTGCATCTTTAAGACCAGGAGAAGATTGCTTGTTCCAGGTAAACGTAACCGGCTTTAGATTATAAATCTGATTACTATCAGAAGCCATTGGTCGCACATCTTGCTTAAAGCGAGCCGATGAAGCTGCTACACCAAGCTGGTCAGATGCAGATACTAATACCGCTGTACCAGTCACCACAACACCTTGGATACCGCTTATAAATGACTGAGCGAGCTGCTGATTACCCGAACCAGTGCCATCGCCGATACGAAGCGTGTTATTTTCATTGGCAACCGGAGTATTACGGGCGTTTAATATTATATTATCGCTTTCCGCTGCCGCATAATTAGTTGCTGTCCCGGTGCCAACAATCACGTTTCGTGCTCCAGAAACTCCGGTAAAGAATGCTGCAGTTCCAACTATAGTATTATTAATACCGGTGGTTATTGAGTTTGCCGCCACGCTACCAATAATAAGATTGCCATTGCCAGTTAATACGGGCCCTGCCTCGAAACCTATAACTGTATTGTTAACGCTGGCAGCACCGGCCGCTAAAGCATGGGTCCCTAAGGCGGTGTTGTTGTTAGCATCACTAAACGTCATTGTTAATGTAGAGCCACTACCAGTAAACAACGCCGTACCCTGGACATTGGCAGCACCCGTAGTAATAGTTACGGTCGCGCCTGTAGCCGAGCCGCTGTTGCCATTGAGTGTCGTTATGCCGCTGCTACCGCTTGCGGCGTCTATAGTAAGAGTACCGGCACCGGGAGTAATGGTGATATTAGTACCAGCAGTTAATACCGTAGTACCTAATTGATTGCCCACTTCTGTCACTATATTAGCGGTATTCAGATCGACGCCGTCAATACCACTGATAAAGGCCTGCGCTATCTGATAATTACCACTACCTGTACCAGCACCAATTACCAACGTGTTAAATTGACCAGTTGCCTCAAGACCGCCGCCACCTGTGCCGAGAACGATGTTGCTAGATTCGTTTGTTGTATAGGTATCTCCGGCTTGAAATCCTACCAGTGTATTATGCGATCCGCTCGTTAATGATGCGCCAGCCCTACAGCCAAGAGCAGTGTTTTCACCGTTCCCACCTACAACATTCTGCAATGCCGATAGACCAAATCCGCTATTAAAGTTTGACGTGGTTACCGAAAATAGTGCCGCATCACCAAATGCCGTATTTTCAGTACCACTGGTCAGATTAAGCAGAGATTCAAATCCAACCCCAGTGTTATTAGTACCAGAGGTAAGATTTGGCAAAGAAGTCCCAAGCACTAAATTCTGATCAACGCCGGGACCAAAATCCAATGTTAACGTTGCCCCAGATCCCACAAAAACCGGCGTTGAATTAGCAGTTTCTATGGTTACAGTAGCACCTGTTGCAGATCCGCTATTGCCATCAAGAGTAGTAATACCGGTACCCGAGCTCGCTATACTTATCCTGCCGGTCGTTATATCTGCCTGCAGAATTCCTCCGGTAGTAGTTATGGCCGATGATACTAGATTAATGTCTCCAAGGCCATTCGGTTGTAAGCTTATATCACCATTTGCTGCTGGATCAATCATAAGCTGAGGAGAAGTTGTGGGAACTGCATTTGCCCCTGTCGATACTGATATCTTAAATACATCGCTGCCAGCTGCGTCTAATCCCATAGCAATGGAAGCATTATTAGAATCCTGTAGGTAGGCAAATGGAGTACCGCTATTGGATATAAATCCGGTTTTTGTACTCATAGTGTTTCCTATACCAATATAAAGTTAATAGATGCTTTCCAGTTCCATGTTTCAGCCGCCTCTCCTCGAACCTGTATGAGTATGCTAGATCCGGATTGTATCATCTGGAACGCTGCGTTACCCGTCGAGCTATCATTTGCTTGAGAAGAAACATCAAAGGTAAGAAGGGTGGCGGTTCCAGCACCAGGCTCAAGTCGCGCAGTAAAGGTAAACCCTCCACCACACATAGCATTGTAATCATTAGCGCCATCGGTACGAGTACCAACCACAGAACCATTGGCTGCTACAGCTTCACCGGCTATGTTCATGGCATAGTCAATAATAGTATGATATGCCCCGTCATTAGTTGTCAGAGTATTTGCCGTAGTATTGTTAAGAGTGATGAGGAGTTCATTAGCTCCATTTCTGCTGGTTGAAAGAGTAATATTGTCACCTACTACATTTATATTACCAGCTAGGGTAGGCGAAACAGGTAACCCGTCATTACCTGTCAAGGTAAGTACCGATCCGCCTCCTGAAGAGCCGGGCCCATTAAAAACTACAAACTGTGACATATCAATCTCCTAAGCAGTAGAAAGCTGATACATATACAGCGCCGACCAAAGGAGCGCCCCCGCCTCGCTTTACATATACTCTGCCACCCTTTTGGAATGCAGACATGCCACCGCTATTACTTTTATTGGCCGCAAAATCGTATACTTTACCGGATCCTGCTGGCAATACATCGTGATCAGTCACCCCACCATCATATGAAAATATGACCGTGGTATCGGTTAAATTTGTTAAGGTTATGTTTCTTACAGGATTGGCAAATGCCGTTCCTATCGCTGTATAGCCAGCTGCAACGCTGCCAAAAGCGAGCGTTTTAAGTGGCTCAAACGCGATTTGTACACCTTGCGACATTACTACTCTCCTTGTGTCACGCCATAGCTTTAGCGACGGCGGATTAAATTATAGCGCCTCCGCTACTTGTGCAGCTGTTTGCTTAGCAGCTTCATTTTGCTCAGCAATAGCCTTTTCCATCTGCTGTCTATACAAATCACGTATATGCACGGCAATATCCAGCGCCGCGTCATAAGCTGCAAAAAGCGGCATGCCGAGTTCTATATACATCAAAATACGATGGTTACCCTTTTGCACTATAAAGGGCACATAGCCCTCTTTAATGTCTTTTGGGTCCATTTGTGTCAGTTGTGGATTCTGACTAGCGTCTCGTTGATCGTGGTTTTCCATAACATGTCCTTTCGTTTGGTTTAAAGAAGGGGCACCCGTACCGAGCGCCCCTATGTCATAGTTATCTTAAGTAGAAGTTAATGCTGTCCATGCAACACCTGATACGGCATCGGTATTTACATACAAAGTAGTATCTGGAGCGCCCGCTTGACCAGTTCGTATATACAAAGATCCACTCAAGCCAGTAACCGCACCATTCGGATCGCCGGCTCCTATTAATAACTGGGCTGTTTGAGTACCGTTAGTAATACGAATACCAGGAACAACGCCAGAATCTAAAGTAATACCACCGGTTGCGTTACTCGCTGATATGAGCACAGCATCAGTAGCGGCTTCGCCACCATTAATATTTACTGATCCAGCAGTAGAAGATACCGTTACATCGAAAGCGCCAGTAGCAGTAAAGTTAGACGGAGCTGCAGCATCTAGAGATATACCACCTGTCGTATCTATAACAATACCAGTGGTACCTGCATCTATATCGATACCACCCGCAGCATCAGTTGCTGCAATCCTAATAGCATTAAGAGTCGCCTCAGACGCAGTCATAGTGACTGAGCCACCAGTATTAACTATTTGTATGTCTTGTCCTGCCTCGCCAACAGCCTGTATGTTTATACCACCAGCAGCAGCAATGAGCGAAACCGCATCTGCAACATCTTCAGTCGCAGAAACAACAACGGAGCCTCCGACAGAGCTCAGCGTCAAATCAATACCAGCACCCGTTACGGTAAAGTTAGAGGCAGTAGCAGCATCCAGAGATATTCCCGCTGCAGTATCGACGGTAACGGCTCCGGTAGTATTAACATCAAATATGCCACCAGCGTTGAGTACCACATTAGTCACAACCGTAGCATTACCAATAGTGATAGTTTTTGCTGCTGCATCAGTACCTATATTTATGCTACCGGTACCTGTTGCGACAGCGAATACGCCATTCGTGGTAACGATACCAACACCACCGGTGCCTGAATTAATATTTACAGCTGTTGTACCGGTTATATTACCTATAGTAGTGGTATTAGCGACAGCATCAGTAGATATATTGACTTGGTTGCCAGCAGCATTAACTGTAAGAGCGCCCGTTAGATTTGTTGGGCCTGGATTTACTGTTAAATTAGCAAAAGCACCGCCGCCGCCACCAGTATTAACCCATACCGCATTAGCAGCATCGACCATGGTATAGGCATCCTGACCGACCGTATCTATCCAAATCTGACCATTAAGGCCAGTATCGGTACCATTTACTGGGGCTCTGTTTTGTACAATAGGGGCTGGAAATACATTCACATAGCCATTGAACCCATAGGCACGTGACATTATAGGACCTTGCGACATTACTACTCTCCTTGTGTCACGCCATAGCTTTAGCGACGGCGGATTAAATTATACAATTGTGCAAATAAACATTTTGACAATTTCCACAATTGTGCTATCATTACTATATATAGTCATACTACGGGAGGGCCTAAAGTGGAAGAGAAAAAGAATATTCATCTGCTCGTGCCTGCCTATCTGCATAAAGAGATACGCATAGCAGCGGCCCAGGAAGGGGTATCTATAATGCAGTTTTGCTTGAGAGCAATATTAGATCAGCTACAAAACCTAAAGCAGTACAAGGAAAGAAAATGATTAGAAAGAATTTATTAGTCGTGGCGTTATTGCTATCACCGTTGGCACATGCTGATATGTATTTTGATATACGCACCAGGACTTTTGGAACTTATCCGGCATCAAAAAAAATAGATCAGAAACGATATGATCAGTACGCAGAAGAATTTTATTTTGATCTGCTGGATATGTGGCAAAACAACAGCAAGAATGTGACTTACGTATGGCGTTTAGCCTGCATCTATGCCAAAAAGAGACTTGAAAAAGACACTACCCCAACCGCACAACGCTTCCTTGAGGATTTAGCATTAATACCTAACATGCAAGCCTACAATGATATTCTTGGCTATAGTGCCCCTAGCGCATTAAGTAAATAGCACACGCACCCACTGCTGCTGCATCGGTGACATCGGTGCATCGAGCATCGATGAGTTGTGGATATAATCTACGCATTACGCGGGCTACCGATACTTTATCCGCACGCCCATCGCCGGTGACGGCTTTCTTTACTACTTGTGGAGGGAATTCATGTAGAGAAAGATCGTGTACTTCAGACAAAAGATACAAAACAGACCTAATATAGCCAAGCTTAGCAAAAGTAGCGGCATTTTTACCTAAAAATGGGGTTTCTAGAGCAAGATCTGTAACCTCATGATCACAGATCATTTCATTACCGATATCATACAAAAATTTAAGCTTAGCGGGTATAGATAAAGTACTCTTTATTTTGATCACATCAGCTTTGAGCAGTATGATTTTTTTATTCTCATCCTTCACATACAGAGCGTAGCCAGTAAAGGAGAGCCCTGGATCTATAGCAAGCAGCTTCATCTATACCCTTTCAAGACTACCTAGACGGTAGTCAAAATGAACCCGTGACATTTTGGTACGGGTTCATCATATCAGGTCGTGACGTTTTGTCGCGCACTCAAAGTTCATTTGCATTATAGCTATAGCTGCCCGGCAGTCTAGGAGTCAAGGATTGATTTTGGGGCTGCGCTTGTTCTTGTTTAGATGCCAACTTTTCAAATATAGCCTCGGTATCCTTTTTCCATTGCTCTGCAATTCTATCCATAATTGGCTTTGAAATGTCATCCACCATTTCCTTAAGATTGTATGGCAGTGAGCCACCGTTCTGTTTCTTTATTTCATCGCGTATTTGGCCCTCTATGAGTGTGGCCTTATTAAGCAATTGTAAGTTTCTCAATATGGCTATCTTTCCTTCATTGGTATTAGACAATGTCGGTACCATCTTCATGAAAGCAGCTAAGTCCTGATCGGTTATACGGCTACCAAATATCCCTTTAGCGCCTTTAATAAATTCAGCAGATAACTTTTCGAATTCCTGCGTTTCTTTTGTAGCGGCTGACTTTATGGCGCCCTCTGTAGCGGTTGCTCCTAAAGCGCCAAGCCCTGCGCCTATACCGCTTCCCAGCGCCGCTCCTGGAGGACCCCCAAGCAAGAAGCCTGCTATCCCACCGATAGCACCGCCAAGACCACCCAGCGCTCCTTTGCCATGATAGCCTTCTAATGAATGAAGTAGTGTTTGCGTTTTAGGTCCACGTAATTTTTGTCCACCAGACCTTTCATCTTGCTCTACCAATTCCATCATGCGACTCATGACAGGATTAAGTCCCTTGGCAGCAGCCACCTTATGCAATAACTCATCATCATATTCATAGGTTTTTTTAAGCGCTGCCTCTGATTCTTTTTTACTCATGCCCATACCCATCATACCGGATACGTTAGTCGGACTCGCATCAATGCCATGATCAATATCATAGTTGCGCACCAAGGTACTTACTTCCTGCTTTTGTTGCCGTTCGGGGCTTAATGGCTTTATTTGAGGCTGGGCCTGCACAGGCTGTTGGCCCCCCGCTGCTCCCTGCATTACCCTTTGGGCTAAAAACGCACCAGGATCCTCCATGCGCTGACCTTGAGCCATACCTGACATAGTCATAGCACCGTATGGAATTTGTTGCTGCATAGGGGAAGCTAGGCCCTGCAAATTAGATATAGGAGTCTGCGATCCCAGGCCGCCACCCGCTTCCATGCCAGGCATTTGGCCCCCGCCACCCCGACCAGACATACGGGCAAATGCGCCACGATCCACGAGGTCTTGTACGACTGCTTTTTGAATGTCAGGAGTGGTACCCATCAAGGCATACGCCTGATCATAGCTCATAGCGCCTGTTCCAGACATAGCCTGAGCGCCGCGTACGCGCTCCATCTCTTTCTTTTCTTGCTCCTTCTTCTCGAGAGCTTTTTTGCCCTTAGCTTCAAAATAAGCTCCGCCGATATCACCCGCTGCTTTTCCGGTAGTTTTAATTAATCCCGATAGGGCTTCGGCCCAGTACGGTTCTTGTCTTGGTAAAATTTGCATAATTATCTCCTTGCTCCTAATGCCGCACTACCTAATCCTCCGCCAAGTGCTATTAATTGACCGAGCGCATCCATACCGTACCGAGCTGCTTGTTGACCACGCGTTGGTATTTGTTGCTGTACGTTTTCGAATGAGTTGCCCATACCCACATTACTCAACTGCCCAGTCTGATTAATCGCATTGTTTTGTGCGTTTTGCTGGTTGACCAATTGAGACAAAATATTGGCGAGTCCATTTTGGCCTTGGTTAGCATTGAAGTTAGCCATATTCATATACATACCAGGTATTTGCCCTGCAAGCTGACTGAATTGATTCATGCGACCCATTTGCTGCGCTTGCTCTTCGCCAAACATACCGCCTGATAGATTAGCGAGCATTTGCCTGCGCCGTTCTTCAGCACCCGTCGCAAATTGATTCTGGCCTAATTCATGCTGAGCCCTCAAAGCCGCTAAGCGCGTCTGTAGATCTTGTCCTGCTCCTGACAAAGCTTGGCGATATCCGCTAGAATTGAGGCCACCAAGACCTGCGAACTGATTAGCGATACCGGGCACCACATCGCGATTAAAGCGACGCATTTCTTCTTGAGCGATCGGATCGAAATTAACGCGTTGATACGGTGCTTGTCCTTGCAATTGCTGGAGTAATTGAGCCCTTGCTTGTTCTGCAGGAGAGTTTTGCTTAAAATAATCCTGGAGTAGATTGCCGCCTGCTTGTCCTAAGCCACCTCCTACAATACCACCTATCGGTCCACCAAGTAATGTTCCTAATGCAGCTCCGCCTACCGGCGCCAGTCCTGCTAATGCTTGTCCTAATGGCATATTACGCCCTTCCTTTTAACATATTTAATAGACCGCTAAGGCCCTCTTGTTTATATTGCTGCGCTGCACTAACGGCCGGAGCACGGATAGCATTTAAAATACCGCCGCCTAGATCTGCCGCTTTCTGTGCATAGGGTTGCGCTGCGCTTAGATATGATTGACCCTTTGCTGCTGCGCCTTGCAAATAAGGATTGAGAGCGCCATACGCGTTCTGACCTTTTCTATAGAGAATATCGCCGGTTTCTTGAGCGCCACGTCCCAATGCGCTTCCTGCATTATATGCGCCAGAACCTAAAGCAGAGAGATTTTCTTTCAAGCCAGGAAAGGTATTCTCAAGGCCACCACCTAAATAATTTCTGCCCAAATGCTGTTGTTGATATTGCTCCAGCATTTTCATCATCATATCATTAACCGGTTGCTCTAAAGCGGTAGGTTGACCAATTTTGGGATATATCTGATCGGCTTTTTGGGTTGCAAGTTCTACCATATGTTTTGCATATGCTTCTTGATCTGGGCGTAACGTAGATTCTTTGGTTACAAATGGCTCGCCCTTCTTCTCTTTCATAAGATTGTACAGAGCTTGATTCTCAGGCTTAGCCATTTCTGCGCGCCAAGTAGGATTGCTTCTGATAGCCTCACCGCTGGTTACAGTACCGCTCATGATATCTTTTGCTATGCCAGGATAGTAATAACCTACTCTGTTATGCTTCTCGAGCTGGCCTTTGATATATTCATCTTCTTTGCCTTTAATCCTTGGATCATTCCCATATTTCTCAAGACGGCGCTTAATACTTTTTAGCTGCAAACCCATGCTAAACCGCCGCCGCGTTTCTAATGGATCTTTATTCTTTGGCATACTGCTTCCTTTGACTTTTATGTGCTACTCTCTATTGCAGTAATGATAGCATAAAATAAGGACGAGTATGCCAATCTATCCAAGTAATGTTGGGCCGGGGTTATTTTTACCCACCACCCAGCTGATTGATACCCAAGCAATTTCCCAAAACGAAACGATCGACGATAATTTTAAGCAAGTCATGATTCGGATCGTACAGGCCTTTAATGACTACGCCTATGCCATAAATCTTAAAGATACTGGCATGTATAACCTGACCGAATTTGTAACTGGCCAGGTCTATTTTCCTAATCCCGCACTCACTTCTACAACGGCCCAAGCTCCCGTTTTTAGACAAGTATTTCGCTCGGTCGTTAATTTTGGTGCATTACCCAATACTGCAAATAAAGCGGTAGCGCATGGCTTAACCATTACTGCTAATACAACGTTTACGGCAATCTACGCGACCGCTACTAATACGGCGGCTGTCTTTCCGGTTGTAGCGTCCATACCAATACCGATAACGTTTGCAGCAACTGGCAATATTATTGATTTACGGGTTGATAGCACCAATGTAAACATAGAAACAACATTCAATGCGACGGCATATAATGTGTGCTATGTAGTATTGGAATATATCAAAAACTAATTATAATAAGCGCGAGCTGTACGTATCAATCTTTATGATTGGCCCTGCAAGTGTGTGCTTGTGGGGCGTTTTTATGCATAGAAAACCCCGGGTTAGTCAATCCCGGGGAAGTGTAGAACCTGAAACATTGGGGTGAGTTTCAGCTTTGGAGATTTATTGATTTTGCCAGAATTCTCTGGTTGCTGTGCCACCGCTTGGTGTTACAGGCTCCAGCAATGACGTAGTGACCGTAGCGTTTGTATTTGTAGCAATTGAATTGCCGATTGTATATTTATGATGATTAGCACGATAATATTCAATCGCTGGCTTATCATACTTGAAGTAAATCCAGAAATACCGTGTTAGCCCAAGCAGCAATGCCGACACAGAGCCAAGCGTTATAAATGAACTATAAAATGCTGCATCATACGACACGTTTTCTTTGGCAACTGCATCATGGAGTGCCTTGATGATAATACGATTTGGCTTTGCTACCCCAAAAGAAGATTGATACGTACCAAATACCAAGTCCTTGCGAGTATAACCAGAATCATGCGCATCCTTAAACACTGTTTTAGTAGCTGGTGAGTAGATAAACTCCAGAACTGCAGCGGATGAATTGGTAGCATTCTCAGTAACGTAAGTATCTATCAACTGGTAAAGAATATTCTGATAATCAGTGAGTCGCTTATAGTCTGCGTGCGAAACAAAACAAGTGAATAGAAGTAGATATACTAATCGCTTCATGGCTTCCTTTCGTTAGTAACCAAAGTTACTAATAGGTCTAGCATGGAATATCATAGCATGCAATCTAAAGTCATTATTTGTCTGTGCTACTTCTGACATCTGCCTAAAGGTATTTTGGAAAATTACCTGACACACATCTCCTTCCAATAAAGGATACATAGAGCGCCAAAGCTTTTCCTGTGTCTCTTCTTGGTTAGTTTGTGGAACAAAAGATAGATTATAAGTACCAATATTAGCACCCGTAACTAAGCCGCCATCTACTATGTCATTGGTAGCTGAAAAAGAAGTCAGGAAATTCAATTGAATACCAGCATTATTAGAAGGATCTTGATCACCCTGCAGGTCAACCAAGAAATCAATGCGTGGCACATGCATACCGCGCCCTGCCTCGTTGAAGAAGTTATACTGCTTCGATTGCATAAATATACGTGGTACTCTTTTCACCGTCCCACCGCCACGATAAGTACCGCCCACGCCCAGCAACACAATACTAAACTGATCGGGATTCGATGCTGATACGGCATTAACCCGATAATTTGCTACGGTACTATTGAGCCCAGTCATGCCTACTACATTTTGGACATTGATCCAATCGCCTACAATAAGATTATGATTGATCGCAAAGAATGTAACAATATTGTTAACAACCGTAATGTTATAAATTGATAGCGATAGACTCAAACTTCCTTTATCATGCGTCATGACGAAGGTGAATCCTTCTTGATTACCGCCAACGATCGATCGGAATAATGCTATATCAGCAGGATCGCCCCATTGCTCATCCCCATCTGCCCACGTACTGGTCATATCTGCCCACGTTACTGAGAAATTAGCCTGATAGAGGCCCATAGCGGTGATACTGTCAAAGTTAATAGCCCATGACCCGGTCTTGTAATTGTATACCAGAAATTGATTGGGAAACTTAACACCAAGAGATGATTCAGTAAATGACCAATAGATCTCTTCACTATAATAATCACGGATGGCATTGACGCGCTCAGGTCCTGCATTCGCATTCAAAATAGAGAATATTGTATCGGGTATCTGATCATCAATTCTTTGGACGTTCATGCCATTGCATGAATGGACCCCTGTTGACCCAAATCCTATAACTTGCTTGTCAAACGTAACGAGAGAGTTCTGTGATTCCACCCCAAGTTCTATATTCAGTTGCTGGAAGCGGAACGGCAATACTTCGTTTCCTGTGTATACTAATTCCCACGTGCTATGTTCACAGAAGATTATTACGCGATCTTTTAAAAACTGTGCCGATATGATCTGCTCGCGCGTGGTCATATCGATAAAGCCACCCCTACCAACGACGATTTCATCCCATGCTGTTGCTGCTATGGTAGGATCACCTATTTGAGAATACCGTATACGATTTACAAAAGACTTGTCTCCCGCAGCCGTTTGCTCAATAGTATTCATGAGCAATAATCGTCCTTTAAAAGGAATGACAATTTTAGCCGTCCTGATAACAAAGCCGGTAACGGTATCATACACTGGAGAAAACTTAGTCCACAGGGTACCGTTCCAGTATTGTATCTGATCGGCAACAACGCCATTTACTACAAATAGAAGATATTCAGCGCCAGTGGCGCCGCGCCAATTAGTAGTCCAATGAAAATCACTATCAGACCCACTCCATAATCCCGATCCTCCTGCCGGTGGCACAGGCCCTAAAATATTCCACCCGGCGCCCGTAGTATAGACATAGGCAAATTGCGTATCGAAGGCTACTAGTTGCTCTACATTGACGGCAGCGATTTGATAGGACGGTAACGCCATGACGGGAAGCGTGGGATAAAAGTACACATCGGTTAATGCTGGTGCTGCGGTTAGAGAGAATTTTCCTGCATTGGCACCATTAGTATAATAGACCGGTATGCCTGTTCCGGTGCTGATCATAGTAGCGGGAGCAGCGGCCACGCTTTTAGCTTGCACAGTATACATCTCAACGCCAGCAGAAAACATCTGCCCTGATATATCTTGTATGACCCCGGGAACGTTGACTGCCATGGCAGCATTAAACACACCAGCAGCATCAGTGGTGCCGATTTTAATCCGTAGTCGCGTAAACTGTTGCCGTATAGCCATTGCCTGAGAAGTATCCATTTCCTGTGCGCCAATACGCTTAATTACCTTTCCACGCCAGGTATGTACATTTTCAAGTCTAAACCAGGCATCATCCATAATAAGCCATGCGTCAGGATTGCTCACCTCGCCAGACTGCATATTTGCTATTAAAAATCGTTCGGTTGGCATCTTACACTCCTATGGAAAATATAATAAGCGCAGGCGTTGGAAATGCTATGGCTTGAAAAGTCGGATTCCGCCATACGGTATAATTAACCTGTGTGGGAGTCAAACTCGTCACATAGGCCATCGAATTTTGATTCGTATCGGCAGGCTGAATTGGTATTACTATTGACCAGAATTGTTGCGTAAATGGTTTTTCTAAGGGATTATTACCCCACGTGTAAGTTTGAATATTGGTATTAGGTTCTATTGATGGCACCAATACCCATTTAAACACAATGCCCGAAGGCAGCGTCAGCCAATTTACTTGTCCACCAGGCATTCCCGGTATAAATCTATCGGAGAATCCATTGATTTGATTGAGGGAATTCTGAATAAATAACTGCAAGAATCCAGTGAATGGCGATCTTTGCGCAAAGAGTATAGGCAATCCCGCTGTAGGATTAACCGGCGGATCGTCAGTTAATTCAGGAAATGTTAACTGACGATGGTGTCCCGGCGTTAGTCCAACATTATTAAACGGCACATGATCAACGCCAATAAAGGTAAAAATGGACGCATAGTTTTCCAGCATTAAGGGCTGCGAATCCCGCATAAAATCAAGCGCCTGTGGAAAGCTTAAATTATAGGGTAGTGCCATTATGGTATCCCCACTGCCAAGAACCACACGCTAAATGGATTTTGGTTAGTACCCGGTGTATTAAATTGATTACGGCGCCATACGTTATAGGATATTTGTGCTGGATTTGCTACAGATGTTACATAGGCAATAGCATTTACATCCTTATTAGGAAGAGCCGGATCTGCGCCAATCTGAGCAATGGCAAAGAACTGTGTGGTGAATGCTATATCATTTGGTGTTGCAGACCAGGTAAATACTTGTGGCTGACCTGCGCCGGTGCCCGCCTGCGTTATATTACCCCATTTTATAAGCACCCCAGCTGGCGTCATGGTATAGCCATTGGTATTGGCACCACCCACTGCATTGGCAGTCGTTATTTGATTATTAGTGCCTAGGAATCCATTGCGCAGCCAGAGTTCTATATTACCACTAGCGCCTACGGTGGCATACATGCGCATCTGATTTGCCGCTGGGGCTCCGGCCAGATTACCGGGAAAAGTAACCTGTTGGTGGAATCCTGCGCCCAATGGGCTATCAAAGGTAGCATGATCAACGCTAAACACGTTATAGATCTGCGAGAAGTTCTCTAGTATCTGCGGTTGCGATACGTTCTTCGGATCCGTTGCCTGTGGGATTGAATTGAGGTATGCCAATTTAATCTCCTTTTCGAATTTTATTTTTTATTATGAAGTACACTGTTGACATGCTGCAATTAAATATGCGGATCAATCGCGCGTAAGTGAGCCCTTCTCTCTTTAATAATCTCATTTCTTTCACTTGATTATCTGTAAGGCGAGATAGATGATTTTTCTCACCAACTCTCTTGCGTCTTTTTTTAGAACAATCTTGCGCATTCTCAGCGGCAGTTCCCAAGAATAAATGATCTGGATTAATACATTTTGGAGTATCGCATTTATGACATACCCATTTGCCTTCTGGAATGCTTCCGACAAATAGTTCATAGGATACCCGATGGCCTGAAAACCATTTCTTATACCATCTTACCTTGCTATATATTCCGCTATTGGAATTTTTAAATAACCAGCATCCGCTGTCAGACTTTACTATTCCTTCAAGCAACTTACATTTAATTGAGCATGTTTTTCCTGAGGCTATTTTGTCAAAGTTCTGCTTACAGTAAATACAGTTAGATTGCATATAATTTCCTTGTATGATAATATTTGGCATATCATACATATTATAGCCAATTTTAACTGCGAACACCATTATCTGCCTCCTTAGAATGTATAATCGCCAGGACCCCATGGCGCAACTTGGTATTCGACCTGATTTGCATAGATAGTTGAGGTTCTGCGTATGGTTTGCTGCACGATAGTACGTCGATTAACTAAGCGTTCTTGATTCATAAATTCAGGCATGATCATCTCTACACTTTCTGCATCAGACCGATCTTGAAATAGCAATTTGGTAGCACCGTACGCAATATATTTCCACCACTGCTGTAATTCTGGCGTATCAGTCGCATTTAAAAGCGCGGTCGGCCGGATATAGGCATCAAAGTTAATGGTATATGGTTGATCGGGCACTTGGCGTAGTACAAACATATCATCAAAATAGAGTATTGCTGTTGGCCGCTGCGGTACATATGGTACTACTTGCGCATTGATTGCTCTGCCATTCATAGGAGCCACCGCAAACGTAATCGTTAAAGCGCCGGTGATATAATTGATAGTACCGAGCACATTCCCTGTCTGTGTATCGACTAAATTACCCGTGGTAGCAGAGGTGGGCACATCAGTTGCGGCTAGGGCATTATTATTAATATCTACTGATGATATAAGCACTTGATTTTGCAATACCGGAATACTCTGCAAGGTAAACGTATACGCACCCGCAAGCACGCCATTACCAGTACCGATTTGATTTATCTGTCGTACAAAGGGATATCTACCATAAAACTCGCCTCTATCTTCTGAGTAATAAGCGGGCTGTCCTGCAATAAAAATAGGCTGATGGACGGTTATATAGTTCTGATTAAAATTGACCAATGCCGCTACACTAGCGTTCGCGTCAGTTGTGTAGGTATCTATGTTAGGCTGACACGTCCATGAGAATGACGTACGCAGGGCGAATATTCTCAGATGCTCTGGCATATCATTCAGCATAAAATCGTTTACGTACGAGTCAATATCGATGTCTGGTAATTGATCCTGCGTTGGCGATCTGGTAAGTCTACGTATTTTGGTTCTGATATCTGCTAAGGTACCTGCCATTACTATTCCTTTTTAAGTAATATTCGTCGAAGCCATCGTTAACATGAACGTATTTTCCCCAACGGGAAAAACTTGAGCCGGCTGATCGGGACCCATAACTTGTGGCAAAATGAACGGATCAAAGAAAGTACTATCGACCGGTATAGTGAAGGTAATGGCACTCGTGACTGTAATCTCCCATTGCTCGCCACCCGCTAATTGTTGCATGCCCGCCGGATATGGAATCCATAACCGCACAATGGTTCCAGTCAGGTAATTATGCGCAAAGGTAGTCGTTACCTCGCATGGATTTGCTTGGGTAATATCTATAATTTCCATCACTTGGGGCCGGTAGACGGGATTTGGATTAAAGTACGCGAATGCCATTACTGATCCTTGACGTTATAGTTGCTTGACCGTCACAATAGTTTTGTCTGCATCGCTTTTTTGCCAGCGTTCATCGGCGATAAAGCTCAACGGCTCGAAGTTATAGCGCTTTACCTTTTGGCCAATGATCTTGGATGCTATGCCATTGGCATCGACTGCATGTTTATGTATGGGATACCAGCCTGATTCTTTCAAGTGGGTAGCTACCCCAAGTGGGAGCTCATATGATTGCCCATCAACGAGACTGAAACTCTCTATCGGATCGCCTTTCCATTTACGGAATGAGAAATTAAGAGTCCCACCCGCTACTTCATGGAATCTAAATACGCCCTTAACTGGCTTGCGGTCTCGTAGGCGTTCCGCTTCCCATTTATAACTGCTTGATGGTTGGTCGTTTCTTTCTTCTATTTTCTTTTGCTTCATTACTGTTCTTTCGTGTTAGAGGGCCGCTACAGCACCGTGGTACAGCAGGGCCTTAGTGGTACCTAAGGCCCTATAGATATGTTAGAGATTGTTAACGAGAGCAGACTTACCAGAAATCCAGTAGATCTGATCATTGGCTGCACCAGCAGGGCTATTCGCACCCGCCATGAGCAATACGCCATTAACTTCAGTGTTATAGACCGCATCGTTCAAGATGTTGCCAACAGGGTTTTGTTGCAGGATATATCCTGTGTCAGCACCCACTGGAGCAACGACCGCACGATTTTTAACGCTAAAGCTGTTAATAAAGGTAAACGCGCTAAAGCCGGTAGAATCTATGTTTACCGTTATAGTAGGCGCAGTACCTGCGGCACTAACAGCAGTAATAGTTCCCGTTAACCCATCAAGTTGGGTCATGCCGTAGCCAAATGGAATACTAAATACTACTTCTTGGCCAACTTGATAGTTGCTTGGCACGTTCAGTGAAACAACCATTGGATTCGCTTGAGTAATACCAATAATTACGCGATATGGTGGATACCATGGTGCCCATGGACCTGAGTTGTAGTTAACAATACGGTAGCTACCGGTAGCAGCGCCATTAGCAAATGGAGCGGTACCAAATACACCAATAAGACGGAAGCTAACACCCGCGTTTACCTGATCAACTACAAAGTCAATGCCATCTACTGAATGGCCTGAGCTGATATTGTAGAGACGCACAATACTACCTACAGCAAGTCCTGTCGTAGTACCGGTAGAAATAACGGGGTTGGTAGCATTAGTAGTATTAGTAATAGCAACAGGAGCGCTTAATTGGCCCACAAAGCTACTAGAATCATAGAAAAAGAATCCAGTATTTGCTGCTAATTGTGTCAGGGTTAAAGCACCAGAGTTAGCCCATGCAATACCACGTCCATTGGTCATACCAACTTGGAAATAAGCCTCAAGAACACCGGCACCTGCCGCAGCAATTTGCGTCATGTTATAGGTTCTGATCCAATCAAATCCAGAAGGGATACTGATTACTTGGTTTATCGCAGTAGCAGGTTGAGTAAATCTACCTTGTACGGTAGGAGAAGCATATGCCATAGTCGTCTCCTTACACTACTGTGCATTGAAGGTTGTTGATCCAGGCGTCATTCAATATGCGGGCTGCATAGGCAAACTTGTAGCCAAGGCTGAAGTTTTGCGCTAATGGGCCATCATAGATTGCAGGACGGAAGATCAATTGATCTTTATAGCCATCTTGGTATACGCACCCATACGCTTCTACTGCAACGCAGAAGAGGTTGTAGAGGTTGTTACCCAAGCCAGATCCATTCGGCACCTTAGAACCTAAAGAAGACAGCATGAAACGGAAGTTTTTCACGTTACCATATTCAGCTTCCAATAGGTTGCTTTGAGATGGATATTGAGATGCTGATAAGAAGTTAGCAACATTTTCAATATCGGTAGAAAGGTCTGTATGACCTAATGCGAGGTACGCGTTACGTACTGGGCCTGTACCGAATTTATTTTGCGCTTCGACCATACTCATTAAGGTCTTAGCATCGTTACCAATCATCTTGCTATACACGTCCTGTAAATCAGGGCCGGTTAGCTCAGTTGGAGTATCCTTTTCTGTTACTTTTGTGACCTATTGCTAGGCGGGGTTCCCTCTTCGGAGATCCCTCTCTATGTTTCCATAGAGGTCAGACTGTCGCATCCTCTTTCGAGGTCTTCTCACTCAGTCGTTCACGCTGCTTACGCTTGCGCCCTGTTGCCCCGTAGGGTTTCCAAGTCAATCAGAGAAGATTTTATAACGGCAATACTTTTACCGTTAACACCATTCACGCACGCAATTACTACGGCTGTGGATGCTAACATATCCCGTGTAAGCTCATCTTCGGTTTCACGAAGGGAGATACCGAGAAGCTTAGCAACTTCATTTAAAACTGGTTCCTGTGTTTGGAGGGGACATTCTATTACTTTCGCCTTTTGGGCTACTGACCATCTTTTTGGCGGAATCGGCACTTCAACCAATTCTCCTTATATCTCTATAAGGTTTGGACTATCGCTTAGCCATAATGGCTCCCATGGACTTAGTCTCTCAGCGTGATATGGACAAGCCCCCCTTATTCGTGTATAATGTATACATACTCTTAATACATAAAAGGAATCTATGAAAACGGGAATACATATACTTAAGGAACACACGATTGCAGAAGCTGCTTATCTGGCTGGTATAATTGACGGTGAAGGTAGTATCTACATAGGATGCTTTAGTAAAAATCCCTCGACTGGAACCCCATACTATCAAACGGCAATCGAAATAAACAACACCGATGAATCACTTATCGATTGGATCGCAAATACATTTGGTGGCCGAAAGAGTCGCTACACACGCAATCAAACTCCTAAAAATTCTCGCAAACCCGTTTTTCGATGGCTAGCTACCGGTATTTTAGTTGATCACCTAGTAACTCTTGTTAAGCCTTATATTGTTATCAAAAAACGCCAATGCGAGGTGATGTTGCTTATGAGAGAGACCTATAAAGAAACTGGAATTCGTAAGGGCAAAGCACTTAACGAACCTATTCCTGAAAGAATTCTAACTCTTCGCGAGGAGCTATATAGGGAATTACGAGCACTTCACTGCCGAAATCATACCGGCGTATAATCTTCGCCCTTGTCACCCTCGTCTTTACGTTAGGGCTTCCAAGTCAATCACCGCGGGTTTTAAACAGGCTCTTTTTTCCAAACACAAAATATGTCAAAGAACTAAACGAAAAACCTTAGCAAACCTGTTCATTTATCTGGACGTATGTTCCGTAGAATTGCATTTGAGCATCGATATCTACAACTGTCGCATTTTGCGGAGCTGGATCGATACCGGTATTACCGAGCGGAACGGTAGCGGTTGCTAACTTGTTATAACGACGGAATCTTTTGAATCGACCACCACCACGCGGCAATGAAGATTTTTCAGCCGCTAGAGTGTGAATCAAATAAGGGATCTTTACCGAGAGCAGTCTGCGTCCGAGCGTTTGTTGCACAGCAGCAGGCAGCTGGGTAGTAGTAGTTATTGCCATGTATGCCTCATTACTACATTGATTGATACTGTTACTA